CTGACATCACGATCAACATCGATGGCACGAACCCAGCCATTAGCATCGGGATTATGATCGCTAGGGCGAGCTGCGTGTCGGGTATCACCGATCCAGCCATCCGATGTGCGGTCACGACTTGGGAATGTGTCATCAAACTGCTCTCTTAATTGAATTGCAGCCTTAGAAAGTTTAGGCTTCATCCAAGTAATAAAGCTGCTTCATCGGCAGTAATGCCTAGTTTAGCCAGTAGCGCAGCCTTAGCATCAGCCTTCGCTGCTGCTTCTGCTGCCATTGCAAGTGCTTCTGCTTTGTCTAATTCATGCTGTGCATATTCATCTGGAGTAAATTCACGCTTCACTTCACCATCTTGAATAAATAGTTTTTCGCTCATTAACTGCTCCTTAGCTCTGGTATCCATAGACGGCATACGATCCTGTAATAGTGCCTGTGCTGGCAATTAAAGAGAATGCATCGAATTGGGTTGTAGCGTTAAACCATCCACCAATTGAATAAGCAGCGAATGCATCTTGTCCGCTGTTGTAACCAAAGCCACCGCCTGCTATCTGCTTTTTTGCTGCTGCTTGTGGTGATAGGAAATCTAAAGTGATGCCATAAGTGCCCGGAGTGCCTGATGACATGTAACCGAGATTGTATGATGTTCCTGCGCTGCTGTTACCCTGTGAGGCTGCGCTACCATCTACGCGAGCAATAGATACTGCATTGTAATAGTTTGATGTCGTGTTATCTGATCCGCTTGCACGATAGCGACCTGTCATTGCTGGGCTACCTGATGAAGTTGAGACAATAAAGATAACTTTGTAATTTGTATAAGTTGATGAAAAAGTGCTGTTAGGCAATGAAACGCTTGATACAGCTGAAAATGTGTTGGAAGTAATCTTAGTTAAAGCACCGCTGGCAGATGTTGTCCAAGTGAAGTCCATATCTGTGTTAGATGTCTTAGATAAGACTTGACCAGTTGTGCCGCCTTTAAGATCGACCAATGAAGCGTCAATAGAATCGCCTAGCGTTTCAATGGCTACTGCGCCATTTTTAACTAAATCGCTGGATGTTGGAACGCTCCAGCCAAAATTGGGTGTTGTAGTTGCCATTAGGTTAGTGCTCCAGTCGCGTTAGTCCAAGTAAGTGTACCATTTACGCCAGTCCAGATAAGTGAGGCTGGCAATACTGTTTCCCATTGTGTGGTAGATAATGAAAAGTCTGTAGCTGAGACATAAAGGGTAATATCCACATAAGTAGGGGTGGCGTTAAGTGCCACATTCTCAACAAAGCCGTCAAAGGTTCCATTAAGAAGGTTGCTAGGCAGATTAGTAATAAGCACTGGCTGACCAAAGAAAATCCCGATCAGGTTATCAAGCATCGCGCTAGGCATATCTGGGTTATCTAAACGAAAGCGGATTGCTCCTAGTGAGCCTCTAGGGTTCTTGCGTAGGTTTAACTCTCTAGAAGCAATATCAGTGATGTCTGCAAGGTTCTTGATGTTTGACTCAGCCGACTTCTCAAACAAGCCGTAAGAGGCTATAGAGTCGTTATCAGAGGTACTGTAGGTAGAGGCATAGCCAGCAGCGTACTTATAGATCAGGCTGTTGCGGATACGAGCCATCTGAGTCTGAGACTGGATACTGCTGGGAGTTGCATAAGATCCATCAAGGTTAGTAAAGCCATTGGCTGCCAAGTAGTTAGAGCGATGGTCTGCATCGTCATAAGAGACATCGCCATCCTTTTCCTCATAGATTTGACCAAGTGCGCTAGTTGCTATCTGATCTACTAGGGTCTGGCTTTTGGCAGTGGCACTAGCTGCAAGGTTAATCATTGTGTAGAAGCCTGTGTCAATAGTGCCAATGTAAGACTCAGCATCTGCCCATGTCACAGTCGCAGGATAAGTATCCCAAGTAAGTGTAGGGGTTACTTCTGCCCATGAAAGGTTAAGTGCTGCACCTAAGATTTCTGCTATCTGTGCGCCATCTAAGCCTTCAGCAAGAGCTGTGTTAAATACAGCCTTAGTAAGTTTAGCCAATGCTCCAATGCCCAAGACTGTGCCAGTAGTGATAAAACCTGCTTCATCTGGGCTTCTAACCCCAATGTTGAAATCTGATACTTCTCCGCCAAAGACAGTGACATAAGTACCGCTGGAGTTTTTAAGTTCTAAAACAATTGACTCTGTAACATTGATGGTAAAGGGTGAGCCATCTGTGTTGATGATCTGGACTTGACAATAACCCGCAGTCGGCTGGCGATCAATGTCTAAGCGACCAGATGCAAACGAAACAGAAGTGACAGTTGTATAAACATCATCATTTATCGTCACTCGCCATTCTGGAATCCATGACATTAGTTAGTTACCAGCGTTCCTCTATCTCTGGCGTTTTGTAAAAAGTCATTAATTGCTTCTGCAACAGCATTAGGATCGGTAAATGGTGGAGCCACAACAGTAACTTCTACCTTACTTGTAGTTGGTGAAGCACCGCCTGAAGTCATGCCTAACATATTTGGATTAAAAGCATTGTAATTGCCAGCACTGTCAATTCTTCCACCGCCATAAATAACGCGGGGATCTGTTGAACCTGAAATATCTGTGCCAGCACGACCAGCAATGGCAGCAGCTACCGAAGTAGGGGTGATAACAGAAGTGACATTCGAGCCATAGCCAAAGGTTGATCCAGTCGATGCGGGTGTCGTGGCAAAGCCAGTAGCGATTGCCTTTAATTTATCAATGGCAAGATCAAGATTAGCAATATTAATCAAGTCTTTAGGCACAATATCTTTAAGAATGCCTTCAATCTCAACCAATTTAAGTGACTGACCATTGAGTGCGCCTAAGATGCCAAGATCCTTATTGAGTTTAGCCGTAGCCGCTTCAATAGCCTTGATGTCCTTAGCGGCAATAGCAGCTTCTAGATCGTTAATGTCTTTCTTAACTTGCAAACGAGCCATATCATTGGTGATCTGAAGAAGCTGCGCTTGGTTAGTTACCTTACCTAATAATTGGGCTTGGTTAAGTTCAGCTGCGTTAAGTTGGATCTTCTCCATGTCAAAGACATCTTCACCCTTGCCAAGTGCCAATTTAGCCTTGTCAATAGCCAGTTGTAACTTTTTGGCATTAAGTGCCTTGATTTCTTCTGCTGTAAGTTTTTTCTTCTCTTTTAGAGATGCGCTGTTATATCTAGATTCAAGTTCTCTTAGATGATTTAGACCTGTGGCATCTGGATCATAAAGTTTATTTTTAGCATCATTAGCATTGTTATAAGACTCTGTAAGGTCATTAACTGCGGCTATGGTAATGCCAATAAGTGCCACCATAGCGGCTACTTGTAAAGCTGCACCATAAGGATTAAGTGCAAACATAGAGGCTATAGCCGTACCTATTGCAGTTGCTCTAAGTGCTTGATATGCCTTATTTATAAGTCCAATAGCGGTTATAGTTGCAGTTATTCCCGCTACGATTTTTGTAGCAACAAAGGTTGCCGACAATATAACAAAAATACTTTTAAGTAATATTTCATTTTCCTTTAGAAATCCTGCCAATTTTTTTAAGCCTTCACTGGCAGAAGTAGCAAAGTTTTCGATTTTAACCTGTAGTTCTTCGATACCCTGAGATTCAGTCAAGATCATAAAACTATCAATTAAGCCTTTGCCTAAGATTTCCTTAGCATTTTCAATGGAGACAGTTAATCTCGCCATCTTTCCCGAAAAGGTATTGGCAGACTGGCTCGCTGCACCCTTGAAGGTTTTAGCTAGTTTATTCATTATGTCATCAAAGTTGCCAGCCTTTAGATCAGCCTTAGAGATGCCAACGCCTAATTTACCCAGTGCTGTGTTATTTCCTAAATATGCCTTCGAGAGGGCTGCTGTCACTTGACCGACATCAAGTGAATTTGCAGCTGCAACATCTAAAGCGATGTTCATTAACTTCTGTGATTCGCTAGTTGATTTCGTGGCAATCGCTAGGGATTGATAAGCCGGACGAAGCTGGTCATCAACGATTCCAAATTCAGATTGTAACTTTTGGATATAGGCTTCAGATGCAGCGATATCTCGACCAAGCCCAACATTGTTTAGAGCTAGTGCTAACTGCTTCTGTGCCTTTTCATCTTCTGCTGCTGCCTTAACTGATGCCTTACCAAATGCAATAATCGCACCAACGCTTAAAGCCAATCCTAAAGATTTGCCAAGACTTTTAACATTTTTACTAAGTTTGTCTGTAGCCGAATCAGCTTTCTTAAATTCTTTACTACCTGTCCATTGCGCTGCAATGTTAATAACTACGGATGGATCGATAGCCATTATTTTGCCTTCAATCCATTATAGAATTTAACTGAAGTATTTTGTAAAGCCTTCAACACTGCTGCGTTAGTCTTGCCGCCATCTTCTGCCCAAGCGCGAAAGATTGCACGACCCTTCATTTTAGAAGTTCTGCGACCTGCGCCAGTTTGATTGTTTGCATCTGTAATCTGGCTATATTGATCCATTGCTTCAATAAACATATTACCTGCATTGGGGTTAAAACTAGAGCCTTGACCTTTATTGGGACTCTTAAATTTTTTACCAAAGTAGGCAGAATATTGAGGTTTAGGATTTGTGCCTGTTACTGTCGGGGCTTGTTCGCGACCATTAGGATTCTTTCGACCAGCAGTTTCATAGATCGCACCAGCTGCGGAAGCATTAACAATGCGAGCCAAAGAACGAAAGCCAGATTTATTAGGCTTTGATGGTGTGGTCTTATATCCAATACCGCGCTTGGCTGCTGCGGTATTCCATCCACGATTAGCCCAAGTACCATTAGGGCTGGTTGTTCCCCAACCACTTATCGGTGCTTGTGAAGGAATAAAACCTCTAGCAGTCTTAACTATTGGAGCTAGTAAATTTGCTAACTCTTTTCTAGTTTCTTTTGCTAGATCAGGGCTAAAATTTTTGATAGCCTTCTGGAGTTCAATTACGCCTTTTACTTCTGTTGGCATTCTCGATCTCCTTTGCTTCATCTTTTAGACCTTGCATAAGTGCATCTAGCATGGTCTTATCTAATTCCAATAATTGTTGTGGCGCGATCCCCAACCTAATGCTTAGCCTAGCAATTAAGTAGGTGAATGGTTGATCGCGCTTTAAGCTAAAGGGTCTGAGTCTAGAACCTCGACACTCTTCAGTGTCTCAATAAACTCAATCCCGAAAGGCTTAACAGTTTCACCCGATCTGCGTGTTATTTCCCATGCCAACCAATAAACCATAGTCTGCTTTTCTTCGTCACGAAATGCGCGATGGAAACCCATCTTATGATGCAACTCGAAAAGGTATTCCACTGCTGGAGTGATTTCGCCTTCAAGTACGCTTCCATCTTCACGAACGATCTTTAACTTTGCCATGATTTTGCCCCTTAGTTAGTAGTTAGTTTATGACCAAGTGCCTGTTGATGCGTATGAAGTCTTTGAGTTACATGTGAATGTAATGTCAATCATGCCTTCATCGCCAACTGCGCCATTGATGTCTGTTAGGTTATCTACAAGAATTGTACCTGAGTAGAGAACATTGGTTGCTGAAACAGCAGCTGATGAATCTTGGATTGCTTGGAAAGCAACTGTTGATCCAAACGCTGCCTGTAGTGTTGCAAGGACTGATCCCGCTGCTGTGTCATTCAAGAATGTTACAGTGATGGTATCTGAAGATAATCCAGTAACAAACTTATTGGAAGTATCGCCCATAGCTGTTACAGAAATCTGATCTAGCACACGATTAAGTGTGAAAGCAGTTACATGGTCTGAAAGATTGACAGTAGCAATCTTAAATCCGACCTTATTGTTTAAGAAAATTGCCATTGATTATTCCTCATCTTTCTTGTTAGTTACTGGCTTTGGTGCTGGTACTGCTGGAGTCTGACCAATCTTTCGCAAGAAGGCTAGATCCTCTGGTGTTAGCTCTGACATATTAGCTCCAACTTGTTAGGATTGATATTGACATCTCGCAGCTGAGCAAGTCTCCGCTTGCCGCATTGAGAACACTAGGTGCGCTGACTGCGCTTATATTATAAGTCAAAGACGATGCAGCAAGAAGATTAAACACTCGAACCACAAAGTCTTCTATGCCGTTAAGGTTGCCTTCATTATCGAATAATGGACATACGAGTAGCAGCTTAAAAGATGCCATCGGGCTGATTGTGGTGTGCTGATTATTGTTAGGCGTTATATATGGATCATCTGGTGACACGATTACAGAATTAGCAAGCACTGTTGCAGGTGGAAATGCAAAGGTACTCCAGCGAGTGTTATCTACTAAAGCAGTGGCTAAAGTAGTGCGAAGTGTCGTGATTGCTGGTGCTGGCATTAGCCCACCATCGAACGCGGATCTAGTGCGTGTGCGATCAATCCTCGCACCTTAGCGAGAAGCTGTGCGCTCATTCGGTAAGGGCTTGGCTGGAAATCGACAGCGTTACTGCCTGAAAGGGTGGCTGTACGCGCTTGCCAAATTTCTACAGATATCATAAGAGCCGCATTCTGGATACTTTCATCAGCAGTCCAGTCTGTGTAAGTCGTGGTTGATACAGATCCATAAGGAAAAATTGGATGGTAAGCCTGAGCGACAGTGTGATTGGTTGTCACGCTAATTGAATAATCGCCTACTGCTGTAATTGTCTTAGTGCCGTTATATGAAGAACCTGAGTTAGCGATTGTTACGCTCTGACCAACATAAAAAGTATCAAGAATATTATCGTTAAAATATAAAGTGCCTGTGCCGACTACATTGCTATGGGCAACTGAGAACCATTTTGGTGTCCATAGCATTGGGAGAAGGACGGCATCTGCGGCATCTGCCACAGATTGAAGGGTTGCGTCACTATACAAAGTGCCTACGCCTAAAGTGCTACGAAGCTCTGCAACTGTTGTAAGTGCCATTCCCATTCCTTTCTAAAGACTCTGGGGAGTAGAGGGCTACTACTCCCCAGAGCGACTTAGTGTGTTACTAGATTACGCTACTGCTAGGTAACGGAATGCTGTTGGGTAGCGATTAACTACTGCGCAATATCCGTAGATGCCGATTTCAAGCTGTCCGTTAGCAACAACATTTGCACGAATTTGTAGCGTTCCACTTTCATGGAATCGCATCGCCATTGAAGGATAGACAAGTGCATACTTAGAACCTGCATCGTTACCTGTGTAGTTTGGATCTACTACGAGTGAAAGTCCTGCAACTGTTCCAGCTGTTGAACCTTGTGTAATCAAACCATTAGCGTTCTGTGGAGCAGCAGCCGCAAAAATTGGGCGACCTGTTGAATCCACTGCACCAAGCAAGCCAGAGAAGTCAATATCATTAACTCCGCCACCTGTTGCAACTAGCAAACGATTTGGTGTCTGGCGCATTACTGCAAATGAATCAGCAATACCGTCTGCGATTGACTTGTAGATTGTTGCGCCTGTTGAGGCTGCTGAGTTTTGTGCAGCAATGTTTGCAGCATAAGCATCTGTCTTCTGTGCGTATGATGCAGCCAACTCGCGAAGATATAGATCCAAGAAACTTGGGTCTGAGCGATCAACGAGCTCAACATCGAGCTTTCCAGCTCCAGCGAACTTAACAACTGTGTCTTCTTGGAAGGTAACTGTTGTGTCTGTTGATGAGAATTCTGCGCCTTCAGCAGTCAAAGCCACTGTAGCCTGCGTTCCCAATTTTGGAGTGAAGATCTTCATCCCGCTTGCTGGAAGTGCAGCGCGCTCGATTGAATCAATGAATGGGCGTGATGAATCGATGATACCGATTACATCCTTTAGGTATGTTGGTGGAACCATACCTGTGTTCTCTGCGACTGTTGCAACTTGTAGAGCTGCTACTAATTCGCGAGCATCTGCATCACCGCGTGATGCGTTCAATTGTGCCTTAGCATATTCACCAGCTGTGATGTTTAGGTTAAGACGCGGGTTTGTGTAATACATTGCTGTAACTGTAGGGCGAGCAGCTTCTACAGCCGCTGCTTCTACTGGTGCTGCTTCGACTGTAGTGTCTTCCACGACTGTCTCGCTTTCTGTTTGTGGGTTTTCTTCAACAGGGATGACTTCCTCTGCTGCGATCTCTAGTATTTCTGAACTCGCAAATGCGGGAACAGTTACTAGAGAAACTTCTTTTAGACGAGCTGATGAAACAACTGTGTGTCCATCTTTGGATGGCTTTGATGCAAGGATCTCTGCACCAATGCTAAGTCCTGTAACTAGACCTTCTTGTGCCATGATGAGTGCATCGTTACCGCCTGATGATCGGCTTAACTTAAATGTTGCATAGATACCATCCGCGCGAGTTTCAGCGGCAGTCATGCGACCAATAGGCTTTTTTAGATCGTGCTGTGATAGCAACTTAATCTTAGATGGATCTGCAATCTCAATAGAGTTTGCTGCGAAAGTATAAGCACCAAGATTAGTGTGCCCGATTTCGCCAGTGCCTAGAGGCACAATCTTGCCTGAGATTTCTCTGCGCTCTTCTGAGCATTCGATTGATGATGCTTCGATATATAGAGTTTCCATTAGCTGCCATTCCCGTTAGGTGATAGGTCTTCCATTTCCATTGCTTGTTCTGTTGTAATTAAACCAAGTGCCAACATCTTTTCTAGCACTAGCAATCTTTCCATTGGCTCTGTGCGTAAGAATGAATCATCTAAACTAAACTTTACATAATGTCCTGCTGTGCTTACATCATCCATGCTGAGTCTAGACTCAATGGCTGAAACATAAGGCTGCAAAGTGAGTGCGACTAATTGTTTTCTTTCATCAATCACATTGCTGTAAGTCATGCTTGTGTTCATAGAAGCAGAAACATAATATGGATCTACCGAACATAATCTGGCGCATTCTGTTGCTAATCCTTGAATGGCATCCTGGTAAGCCATGTCTTTAGGGCTGAAGCCAGTAGTTTGATAATCAAGAGTAGAAGTTAGATATGCAGTGCCGTTATTTTGACGAGCGCGCTTCCATGCAGCTAGTAATCCTGAAACTTCAGCAGGTGGAAGATCAGCACCGGAATTTTTTAGGAATCCAGTCGCTGATGGAGTTTCCAATGCAATGCTTGCAGCTCTTTGTGCATCGAGTGCCGCTTTAATTGTGCTACCACCAGATGCAAGAATGCCTTCATCTTTCTGGAAAGTAATTAGAGATCCAAGACCTGACATAGGTAACGCAACGCCATCTAAATAATACTGTGTCACAAAATTATTAACTGAATCTGTATTAAAAGTAACGCGATTGTTAGCAACCCAATTTGCGTTAGCCATTCTTCCGTCTTCAAGATAAGTCTCGGTAATCTGCCAGTAACTCACACCATACATGAGCAATGAATCAAGCGTGAAATATATTGTCTCGAATCTTGGCTGAGCTTTAGAAGGCTGCTCGATCCATCTAGGTGGAGCAATCATCTCACCAGTAGATTTCTTGTAATACTCTAAAGGGATACTTGCAATAGTGCCGCAAATTAGATCGCGGCATCTTTTAATCGATGGCACTTGTAGAGCTTGTGCGCGAGTGACCATGACTGGGAAGTAATTGCCATAAGTCAAGTAAGACTCTGACATGATCTGCGGAGCGTTTTGCGCTTCGATAATTTGAGGCTTACGCGAGAAGATACCCATAGACAGAAATTGTAGCATTTGTCAAGAGATTAGACAATATGCTAGAGCGTGTCTAACTATAAATTTGTGGCTTAGGTTGAGGGATCATTAACTTAGAAACACACATTGCCAATCCGATTGGCGCGCTAATGTCTCCGCTGCTGCGCCTCTTTATGATACGCCACGCGGAATCGTTGGTTTTTGCTGCTGTGTTCTGAAATTGTTCCACGAGCTCCTTCATGCCATTATGAACAACCCTAAGATTGGTCATGCCTTCTAGTAAGTCTCCACAAGCCTTGTAAAACTGTTGCCCACTGACATCTTCGACCATAACACCACTTTGAGCCAAGCGATCTGCAATAGTTTGAGTAGCGTAGCGATCAAAGCAGACTAAACGCGGTTTATAAATGTCGCACCATGCTTTTATACTAGCTGCCATCTTTAGCTCATCTATAGCAACCTGAGAGCTGTAAGTCTCTAGGATTCCGATGCCAATCCTTCCATCTGGGAGAAGCTGTCCTGCGACTAATGATCCGTTCCTGCGCGAAGGACTGACATCGAAACCGAATACAGTATAAGCCCCAACAGTCATCTCTAGTGTGCTATCTGATGAGTTTTCAAGCACTTCTGTGCTGAAAGGACAATTTAATGCGCTTATCCATTGGCACAAGGTTTCTGTGCGAGCTGCATCTGGTGTAGATGAAGCAATCGTTTCCTCAATTGCGCTTTCTGTGATTAGGTAGCCTAATGATGGGTTTGCCATTGCCCATGCTTTACGATCCCAAATATCGCAGAAGTCTGGAGCAGAATACTCATAGTAACCAAGACTCTTTGGTGGATAACTTTTACAAGAGTCGTGTAAATTATTCAGCACTGAACTAAAAGCATCACCGGCATTGCTAGTAAATAAACGCTGGCTATTCTTACGCGCTAAGGTCACGCTCTTTGCAGCATCCATTGCGGCTTCACTTACTTCTCGCAGCTCATCAATCCATAGAAAGTCTGCTGTGCGACCACGCGCTCCATCAGATGTCGCAGCGGCTACCTCTAGCTGCGCTCCACTGGCAAGGATGATCCGTTCATCGCCATTAGTCCTGCGAATACCCTTTTTAGGATCGCCATCTTTAAGCTGCGCTCTCATCCAGTCATTGCGCTCGATGATGTCTGCCATGATGTTAAAGGACTTCATAGCCATAGCTCTATTAGAGGACATAATCAGGATGTCCTTTTCACCAAACATAAATAGCCCTGCTAAGCAGCGCATACGCGCCAGATGGCTCTTTCCTGATTGACGAGCTATGAGAAGTAGGCTGGTCTTGCGGATGAATAGCGATTCTTTATCCACGACACACATATCGTTAAGGATTAATTTTTGCCACTCCAATAAAGGCTGATTTATTCTTTCTGCAAGCTCTGCGACTTGATTTCCTAGCGTTTGACCTTTTAGGAATGGGCTATGAAGTCTTGGTTTAAGATCCCCATATAAGACTTTGGATCGTCTGGGTTTCTTTGTCATTGAACTGGGTTAGGTCGGATCTTAAATGGACTGTCTTGGTGGATCTCCGATTGAGTCAGGGAGAGACAGGATGA